GATTGTTTGGCAATGTTGGAAAAGGCCAATATTGAATTGCCAGCTATGTATCGGCTTGGATACCATAACAATAATTGCATAGGTTGCGTTAAAGGCGGTATGGGATATTGGAATAAGATAAAAATTGATTTTCCTGAAAACTTTGATCGCATGGCCAAATTGGAAAGGTTTAAAAAACAAACAATATTTAAAGATCGTTATCTTGATGAATTAAAACCTACTGATGGTAATTACCCATCTGAACAACATATTGAATGTTCTATATTTTGTCAAATGGCAGAGGAAACTTACAAATGAATACACTTTTAATCATTTTTGGTTTGTTTCTAATTACTTTTGTATTAATTTGTTTTTTAATGGCCATTTGGGCTTTGCTAGAGGAAATGACCAATGACTCCTGAACGCCACGCACAGTTTATCTACGATAATTCCACGGCCTACGCCAATGCCAAGTCCAACCGAATAGCGTGCGAGTTAAAGTTAAAGAGTGCCAAGGCCATCTGTATGCGCCATGTCGCTAGTGAATTCAGCCAGATTGCAGCACAGGAACGTGAAGCCTTGTGTGATCCTGAATACTTAGGGTTAATTGACGAATTAAAGGCATCGGTGATGATTGAGGAGCAGTTAAAGTACCAACTGGAAGCGTCTAGACTGTCAATTGACATTTGGCGCACCAGGGAAGCATCAGAAAGATTAGGAATAAGGTCACACGAATGAAATGCCCACTCTGCGGTCAATTAGGCAAAATACTTGAGACAAGAACCAATGAAGACGATTCCAAGCGAAGACGATACTCATGCCCCAAAGACCACAGATTTAGCACTCGTGAGGTCATTTCCAAAGACACAATATATACGGAACAAAAATTTACTAAAAATCGTGGCAGCCATGAATTGTCAGAGGTGTGGTTTCCATCTCGCACAGGCCGCACACTCTAATTGGCATGGCGGTAAGGGTAGAGGTATCAAAGCGTCAGACAACTACATTGCTGCGCTTTGCCAGCCGTGCCACACAGAAATAGACTCCGGTCACTTAATGACCAAAGCAGAAAGAATGCACGCCTGGTACTTGGCGCACATTCAAACAATCCACTATTTACAAATCAATAATCTTTGGCCAAAAGGCGTGCCATTGACCGATTTGTATCTGAATCGTTAGCCCTTACGCATATTGGGCAATGGTGCGCTGGGTTGATTCATTCCGGCATTGTGTGAGTGAGTTGGGTGTGCGTGAGACATATCGGTCTTCTCATGCTTTTTTAACTCATTTTCAATACGCATAACGTGTTCGCGCTCTTTTTGCCATTCTTTTTTGACAACATAGTGCGAATCATCGTCTTTTTTGCATTGCTCGCGTGTGATTTTAAAATTTGTAGCCATGATTTTCCTTATGAATAAACTCTTGTTCCAGCTTTATCAATGATCAACGCCTGTTTGCGTGGTTTGTCTTCAGGGTGCGATGGTACAGAAATGTGTGTCCAGCGGTCAAATTCTCGGATCACCTGGTCAAATTCCAATTGTGAACCAATGACGGCTTTCACTACCTGATCTGGGGTCATGCCAGGCACACGCAAATCGGCAGCGCATCCAATTCTATGTTGGCTGCTGTCCTTGCTGCCAACTGCATCATTTACGGCTTTTGACCGAAACGCGCTGTTAACCATGATCGGAACGTCACCCAATACGAATTTAACTTGCTCAAGAAAATTTGCAAGTCGAACAAGATTTTCTCTTTCAGACTCATTTGGTTCATTATCTAACTCCCTATGATCGGTGTGTGTCAATTCTTCAAGTGAAAAGTGTTTACTCAGTTGCGTCATCTTTTTTCTCTCCAATGTGAATGCCAGTAATTAAGCCAATAAACCCACCTACAATCGTTTGGAATGCTGGTCCAATGATGTCAAAAACCACTTTATCATCTACTGTTGGATCATAAATAGCAAGTAAAAACATCCAAATCATGCACCCGACCACCCCCATCAGGGAAAGGCTTGCAATGATGGTGACCACGGCTTTTAGGTTGATATTCATTGTTTACTCCTTACTTCATTGTAGATGTCGATGCAGGCGTTGAGTTGCCTGATGGCGTTGTCTCCATCGGCTGTGATGGCGATAAGAGCTTGACCAACCTCTGGGTCAAGTTCGGTTCTGCTTTCTGTATTTCCACCGGCAATGGAGGCATCTTTGCAGGTTGAAATGGTGCTGACGGAGAACCGCAACCGGCCATCAGCAAGGTCAGACTGCAACTTAGCAACTTCAGTTTTAGCATTTTGGTTGGCCTTCCTTAAATCTTTGGCATGATTATCTGCCATTACTTGCATTTGTTGTTCTTTGTCACGCTCAATCAAATTTAACCTGGCAATCTCTGCTGCTTGCTCAACATAAGCCTGGTGATGGCCATAAAAATAAGAACTCAGCACCAAGCCTAATATTCCAACAATCACCCAAGGGTTGAATAAACTAAACATTACTTGCTTTCAATCTTTTTAAGTGCTTTCTCAACCCTGATTTCCATCATCTTAATATCAATGTACATCCACGACAAAATTGGAATAAATAGCAAAATCACCACCATCAATGCTACGACAACATAGACGAAGAACGTACGATCATCATCATTATCCATATCCAACCGATCATTAGTGCCGTAAGAGCTGTAGCTATTGTTTTGTCCCGAATTTCCTCTTGACGTTGACGTTTTTGCCATGCTATTTTTTTCTTTTTGTCTGACTCTGCCTTTCTTGCCAATGCTTGCTGGTTAGCAATATGGCCAACCATCTTGTTAACTCTGGAATACAAATCCTTCATCTCAGTGGGCACATGGTAGACCATGTACTCCCGCATTTCCTCATTCAACTTTTCCATTTGCAACTCGGCAATTACCAACTTGATTGCAATGTCTTGTCCTTCTTCACCAGTTGATGTCAATTCAATTTCTTGTTGTTCCTTGGAATAATTTTTCAATCCGTTGTAAGCATGAAAGAACTTTGTCAAAGCGTCTGCGACTTGGGCGTAGATTTGGTTTTCATCAAAATCAGCGACCTTTTGTTTTACCTTTTTAGCGGGCTTTTCAACAATTTTTTGTTGATTTTCTTGTTTAGCGCCACCAAAAAGACCCGTCAAAAACGCCCAAACGCCTTTGGCATCATTTTGGATGCCTTTAACATCTTTGACTACTCCATCAAGCTCCTTCTTTGCATCGACAACAAACTGTCGCCCCTCCTTATACATTTCACAAGACTCTTTAACGAGTTTGAAAGCAGAGGTAGCAAGAGCGACAAGTGTGAATGGATCAATTTTTACAACCCAAAGAATTTATGGAAGAACTGACCAGCAACGCCAGGGCCAAGTAAAACCAGCAACATCACGCCGTAGATCAAATACTCAATCTTGGTCATGCGCCTCTCGCCATCTATCAAAGACTGCTCTATGCGCCTGTAACGCTCATCACAGACCGCAACGTGAACGGCCAAGTCTTGTTCAGTATTGCTCATGTTTTTTGGATAAATGCTAGGGCATAGTACAAAGGATTATTCGTGCCTGAACTGGTCACCACTCCGCTACTAGCAAAGCCGCCATTGTTGCCGACAGAATAGGAATTGCCAGCACCGACAACAAACCTGTCACGCAGATCAGGAGTGCCATTAGAGCCGTTACAGAGCACATAGCCAGTAGGAATAGAGCCAATAGAGCCAGACCACATAATAATGCCACCACTAGGTACAGCGCTAACGCTAGGACTTGTCCCAATAATTCCATACAGGTTATCCAGAGTTTGAATGGTTGAATTGCTTGCATCAGTTAAAACAAACTTGTATGAATAACCGCTTGTTAACCATATCTCATTTGGCGGTCTGCCGTCTGTACCCAAGATAATAGGATTCGTGTTGGCCACGTTTCCAGTGTTGTCTGTGTAGGTGTTGAGAGGTGTGCTAGACCCAGCTTGATAGGTGTAGATAAACCCGCCCGCCAATGGTATGTTGGGGGTTGTGGAGGATAGGAATTGAAATCCATTGCCTACTGGTGAAAGGTTGACGCTCATGTTATTTCCCTATGTCTGAAAGTTTTGCCCCAGCAGCGGGCTTTAAGGACTGTTGAACTTGTTTCTTAACCGCACGCTCTTGGATCAATTGTTGTGCTGGTTCTACAAATCTGCCTACGATTGGCACTTGTGATGCCATCCGATTGGCATATTGTTTAGCCAAATCAACGGCAGTATTGGATTCATTGACAAATGCGCCTGTGGGTCTGGCCTCAATGCGTTGACCTGCTCTAGCAATCTTTTGTAGCGTTTGTGCTTCATCACCAAATAAAGGTAACAGTTTCCCATTGATTTCTAGATTATCAATTGATTGTCTAAACTTGCCTGGCTTAAAATTACCACTTGCATCTGTAGAATCTTTGATAATGACATCTAGTGC